TGGTAGAGTGCCAGGGAGAGGCAGGCGGCTGCGGCTATCAAAAGAACTGTGCCGCTACGGTGACAGCAATAAGAAAGTAGGCGAACACAATCACCCACGGAGATATACGCTTAATTATTTCTTCTATCATATTGTGTACCTGTAGTTGTTGTTAGATTGTAGAATATACAGAGAGTGTCTTGCCCTTGTGACGCCAACGTAGAACGCACGGTGCTCGTCATCAGGGTGCTTGCTCTCGACACACGCCTTGGTGGACGCGGTATACACCACGCAGTTGTCATCCTCGCCCCCCTTCATAGCGTGGAACGTAGAGATATTAATCCGTGGCGGGGACAAAAGATTGTCTCCTCTTCGCTGGATAGCCTCGATGTACAGTCGCATGCTGTGAGCCACCTTCAACACATCGTATGCCGCATGGTCCGCGCCGCGCAACAAGCCGTAGTCCGACATCAAGGCCGCCATGTCTAGCTCGTCTTCTGGTTCCAAAGTGTCCAGTCGTTTGGTTGCGCCACGCTTTACCACCGCGTCATCTCCCTGCTTGGGCAGTCCCGAATACAACTTCTTAATCCGCTCAACGCCCAGCTTCTTATCTTGGCATAGCTCGTCCCATGCCATGATGTTCTCGATGAGCTTCTCCGATATGCTGGACCGGCCCTTGATCGAGAACTTAAAGCCAGTATTGTAGAACCACTTCGCCATCTCTCTGACATAGGTGTTTGTCCTTGCCATCACGGTCCACGATCCTTCGCTGAACGGGATGTCTTCCATGTTCCAAACAAATTCTACCTCGCCCAGTTCCTCACGAGCAAGAAACTCTTTATCAACACGGGAGGTAATCTTCTGAACGATATGCTGGGACAACCTATGGACGGACTCAGGAATGCGGTACGACTGTTTTAAAATCTCTACATCATCAGATGAATTGATAAACAGGTCTACATTCACACCGGTCCATCGGTGCACAGCTTGATCGTCATCTCCGGCAATGATTGTATACTGCGAGAACTCGGCCAGCTTCTTTGCCATCTCCCACTGCAACGGTGTAAAGTCTTGAGCCTCATCAATAAACAGGTAGTCAAGGTGGGGCGGCTCCCCTATCTCGATGTACTTGTCAATCATATCAACAAAGTCATACTTGCTCATCGTCTGCTTGTACTCTTCGATCTGAGCACTAACTTGCTCGAGCTTCGGGTAGAACAGGGTTCGGTCGGCGGCTTCGTTAAACTCTCGGTCCAAGGATATCATACGGTATCGTGCACGAGTAATCATCTGAAGGTACTGGGCTCCTGATCCTCCGAGCGTAGGCAGGTTTATCCCATCATCCACGCTGGTCCGGTCCTTGCCTTCGAAGTCCAGCCCCACTATGGCGCCGACCTCTTGGTAGTCCGAGACCTGCATAACGTCTTGAGATTGCAAGCCCAGCCCATTGAACCCAAACGAATGGCTCGTCCGCATGTATGGAAAGTCCGTAGGTTGCAACGAGAACTCAGCACACGACCGAGTAACCATCTCTTCTATAGCCTTGCGAGTAAACGAGATCACCCCGATGCGCGACGGATGGGTGCCTGCTTCCAAGGCGCCCTTGATCTCTTGGATCAGGCGATATGTTTTGCCGCAGCCAGGTGGCCCTAAGATTAGTTTTGAATTAGGTATCATAGAGCCTTCCCCCTTGGCCTGCTGTTCACCCAGTCCTCAATCTCGGTAAGCACCCATCGGCTGGATGACCGCTTGCTGTGCTCGTCTCCAAGCACAATCGGTTGAGGGAAGTCGGTCTTCTGAGCCACCAGTTTGTAGATGTATGACTTGGACACACCCAACATCTCGGCAACTTCTCCTACGCGCAGGAGTCTATTAGAAGGGTATGTCATCTTTCATCTCCTTGATTGGTAGTTCAACTTTGTCTGCTTCAAAGGCGGGGATCCACCAACATCTTATGATTGTCCTTGTTCCGTCAGATTTGTGAATACTTTGTCTTGACGAGTCGCCACCCATATCTCGAATCATCTGAATTAAATGACCGCGGTTCTCGACCTTGAACCTGCGGTGGTGCAGGTATTCAATCAGTCCCTCCAACTTAAACTTAGTGGTGCCTCCGTCTGTCCAAGGCTTGCCCATATCCATCTCTTCTGGAGCCATGGCCCTGATCTGACTGGTGCAATAGGATTGCAGGTGATCTTTAAACTGTCCTTTGATCGTGGCTTCTTCCGGCACATCAAGATGCGTAGCCGTCTGCATCAATTGATTGATCATCGTCTGCCACTTCTGAGGTTTAACTGTCGGCGGCATGATGTTCATCTGCTCCATACAAGCACGTTGCCACAGAACTTGGTTCTGCAACTGCTCGGTTGTAAGCTGGATGCGGCCGCCGTTTACGTCCATGAAATATACACGGGGTTCAGACAACAGGATCGTCAGTCCTCCCACCTCGGGCGCATCAGGGGCATCCTTACCTATCCCAAACTTACGCACGGCACACACGACTGGATCACAGTAACTCTTGAACGGTTGGTCCTTGCATGTGTAGCCCCAGTCCTTCTTGGTCAGAGACTTGCGGAGGTTCAGAATTTCATGTGACGGCAGCGGATCCGCGCAGAGAGTACGGTTGTCTTCCTCGAGACGCGCTTCCCAGTCATCGCTGTATTTGAGCTTGTCATAGACGCCACACATAAACATAGTCTTGTTGCGCTCTTCATTGATCGGACCCTCGGCAAACAGATGCTCCAAGCACGGCGGCCCATCGGTGAAATGCTTACGCTCTCCCGCAAACTTCAAGCCCTCAAGCTCGGGCAAAGAGATCCTAGCCTTCTCTACTGCATCAAGGAACTCATCAAGCTCCATCGCTTCGTTCTTCTTGTCAAAGCAGTACCTCTGGGGTAGCTCGGCGTTGAAGTAGGGCATGTTAATAAAGTTGCCCACATCCCCACGCTCGGCAATGATCGTGTCCTGCTTCGGGAATATCTCGCACCCGCTGTAGCCCAGCGCAATCGACATCTCCGACAGGTAATCTCTAACTTGTGCCGCCGTCTCCCAGTCCTGCATAAACAGGTACAGGTGGGCACCGCCCGACTTGGACCGGCAGTGCATCAAAGGTAGCTTCATCTTTTGTATCTTAGCCTGGAGCTCGGCGTGGTTTAGATCGTAGACATCTATATCCAGACAGCCGAACTGGCATTTGTTCTCATCAGTAATAGGGATTGCGCCGACACCCTGCTTCCCATCAATGTGGGCCTGCACTAGCGCCTCGGTCAACGGCTCTCGGATTATTCGGCTCTGTGACTCGGCCTTTCCGTTACGGCCTACCCGTCCGACAATAGTTGTGCCATGTGCATTACCCGCCCCCGCAAAGGTGGCCAGCAACCTGCTTGCTTGTGACATCTTCTGCTCCTTGTTGGTGAAAAAAGGGGGACACTTGATTGGGACATGTGTCCCCCCTAAAGCTGCTACCTAGAACGGGATGTCATCGTCCAAAGGTTTAGTGGCGGCGGGAGTGGAGCTCCCCTCCTCCGACACAGCTTTTGCTTCACCCGCTGCCACGCTATCTCTGAACGCTTTGGCTTCGAGCATGAGGTCACGGTCTTCGATCAGACCGAGCTTCTCAATAGAGTAGTTAAACCACGAACCTTGGTCATTGCTCTCTTCGACAGTGGTAAACTTCCACTGCGTTGCGAACAAGGGTGGTGTGATCATTTTCCCTGACGTAGGGTGCTTGATCTTCTGCATAGCAATCTGGGTCTTCCAACGGCGGCTGACCTTCAACTGCGTAGACTTCATGTCGATCACGACAGGCTGACTAATGCCGTCCCCATCTATCACCAAGCAGTAATGCTGATCCGACTTCACTAGCTCGTTGCCAGTAGGTAGGATCTCTTTGGCTCCTTGGCGCTCGGTGCGCTGTAAGATAGGATCGGTTGGGCTGATCTCGCCACGAAATCCTCCGCCTTGATCACGCGGTGTGAACTCCAGATACTTAGTGGTCTGGTAGCATGGGATCACTGTGACGCCCTTGTCCGCAGCAAAGAACTGTTGGGTGACAGTATTAAACATGTCGCCCTGTTCAGCGCCCTCGATGTAGTCTGCTTCGCGCTTCTTCAACTGTGGTGACATAGCTTGAAGCACACGAACGAACGGGATCTGCATCTCGCTACTGTCGTATGTTGCGCCTTCACCCGCGAACTCAAGGATGTCGTCCATTAAGTCTGTGCTTAACTCTGCACTTTTTTTCGTAGCTACTTGATTACCCATTATGCTTTCCTCTTTATCTGTGCTGTGTTTGTTACGAATGCCCCGAACATGTCGAGATCAATTGCTTTACCATCTGTGATGCGCTCCCTTACGAACGCCTTCAATGTGGATGGATGTACATGCGTCTTGGTACTTGGATCAAAGCCGCGCTCCTGCAACAGTCCGACCACGTCGCCTGCTACATTGTCTTGGCCCTTGCCAAAAGAAAGAATGACATCGTTCTTTATGATGTCGTCTAGCTTGTTGTCGCGTAGCCAATCATACGCTTCCTCCCTACGGTCAACAGGGATCGATGCGCTAACAACCATCCTCCGCTCTACAGTAAGGCCGTCAACATCCAAACGCTCAACACCCATCTCGTCCATTAGAGCGGGGATGTTTTCCACAGAGAGCTTATGCTTCTTTTGCTTGAGTGATTTAAGGTGGGTTTCAGAAGTAGTAATTTGATCTTCTACCTCACGGAGTTTTCGAACCAGTTGGCTGAGTTGCTTTCCAGTTCCTACATCAATGTTGGCGACTGCGTCTGCCTCATCGAAATAGTCTTCAAAGATATCGTTCATTACTGCTCCCCCTCGCTTTGACGGGCTGCATTTTCAATCCACGAATCAATTGTGCTTTCAAGCCATCCCGAGGCTTTGCCGCCTTGGACTAGTTTAAAAGGGGCTGGAAATTTACCCTTTGTTATCAATTCGTAAATTGTTGGTGGCCGAAACCCTACCTTTGATGGTAGGTCTTTCATCCGCAAAATGCGGACGGGTTTATTGCTGTTCATAAGTTTTTCCTCTTCAGGGTTGATTTATCCGGTAGCTTCATGCTATCCGTAATGTGGACAATAGTGGAGGTATGTAATGACTGTCAAGTTAAAATATAAATTAAAACCATTTGACCACCAAATAGATGCCCTTGAATTTGGGTGGGACAGGCCAGAGTTTGGTTTGTTCATGGAGATGGGAACAGGGAAGTCCAAGGTCCTTATAGATAACATGGGTATGCTGTACCTCGATGGGCAGATCGACTTCGCTTTGGTCATCGCACCCAAGGGTGTGTACCGCAACTGGGTGGCCAAAGAAATCCCCGAGCATATGTCCGATGACATCCCGCATCGAGTGATTCGCTGGGTCTCTGGGCCCAACAAGAAACAAAAGGAAGAGATGCGCTCAGTCCAAGATAAATTCGAGGGGCTGACAATCTTCGTGATGAATGTCGAATCATACTCATCGCTCAAAGGTCAGAAGGCAGGCGCTTGGATGGCTCGTGCGCTTGGCGCAAGAGGTATGATTGCAATAGACGAATCAACAACAATAAAAAACCACAAGGCCAAACGCACTAAATCTTTAATGAAGATAGCCGCGGGCTTCAAGTACAGACGCCTCTTGACAGGCTCTCCAGTTACAAAAAGTCCAATGGATATCTATTCGCAGTGCGAGTTCCTCCGCCCTGGGCTCTTGGGTTTCGAATCATACTACGCTTTCCAAGGACGTTATGCAGTGGTGCAACGTAGAACCATGGGCGCCGCAGCCTTCCAACAGATCGTAGGGTTCCGCAATCTTGATGAGCTTACCCAAAGGATAGACATGTTCTCCTTTCGTGTACTGAAGAAGGACTGCCTCGATCTCCCCGACAAGATATACACCGCACGTTATGTCGGCATGACAACACAACAGTTCGAGATGTACGAACAGATCAGACGCCACGCAATGGTGCTGCTCGACAGTGGTGAGATGTCCACGGCCCCCGCTGTAATCACGCAGATGCTCCGGCTCCAGCAGATAATGTCTGGCCACCTCAAGACTGACGAAGGTGACATGCTGTACTTCCCATCAAAGCGGATGGACGCGCTCGAAGAGATCATCAACGAGCACGATGGTAAAGCAATCATCTGGTCACGGTTCCGGTACGACATCATATCTATTACAGAGATGCTGAACAAGAAGTTCGGCCAAGGCTGTGCTGTATCATACTTCGGGGACACATCGGATGATGATCGGGCAGCAGCAGTTGTTAACTTCCAAGATCCCAATCACCCGCTCAAGTTCTTTGTCGGCAACCCAGCCACCGCTGGATACGGACTGACTTTGACTGAAGCAAACTTAGTGGTGTACTATGCCAATGACTTTAACCTGGAGACGCGCATCCAATCAGAGGATCGTGCTCACCGGATCGGGCAGAAGAACAACGTGACGTACATCGATCTGATCTGTGAGGGCAGCATCGATGAGAGAATTGTTAAAGCACTACGCACCAAGATCGACATCGGCGCTAAAGTTCTAGGAGAGGACGCAAGAGAATGGCTAAATCTAAAACCCATGATGAAATGATCGAGGCAGTTTGTGATTACAAAAAGGGCTGGACCAATATGGACAGCGCAACAAAGGAGTTGTGCGAACTAACTGGTCTGGAGCCTGATGTGGCCGCGACCTTTCTCAAAAGCATGAAGCGAAACAACGTCACACAGATCCGAGGCTACACAAAAGAAAAGCCCTACCAAATTGCTGGCAAGAAGGGCAAGCCAAACGAGGCAAAAAAATAGCCCCCGTGAGGGGGCCAGTTAATGATGGGACCACAGGCTTGAGGTCCATCGAGCAGTAAGTAAATTGTATCAGTCTTGTTTCATCTCGGCAACTGCTTTGCGTATTAGCACAGAGAGTTGTCGGGACATGGACCGTTGCTCCGATGTAGCAATCATGCGCAGCAGATCGTGGTCCTCTTTAATCAGACCGACATTCTGAAATTTCTGCCTGTCTGCTTCGTTCATCTTCTTCCGAGCCATGTTAGCCCCCCCAGTTGTATTTCATTTGGTTACTACCCATACCCAATCTGGTTATGGAATGCAAGTTAGATCCATTTGAACCTGTAGCACCGAAAGATCTCGTAGTTGCTTTCGTCACTATCAAAGTATTTCTGGACAGCATCAACATCAATACTCAGTGCGTCAGCTACTTCCCCCGCGGACATGAACTCATCATACTCCGTGTCCAAGTTACTCATGTAGTCTTTAACGCGCTCACCAATGGTCGGCTTAGGCTTGGCTAAAGGGATAGATGGCGATGGCAATACATCAAGTGCTGCCGCTCGTATGCACCGCCATGGTATCGCGTCCCGCTTGTCTTCGTAGTTGGGGATGCACTGAGCCATAAGTATTTCCCCGCCCTCCAGGGCAAGCCGATCCACGATCCTTTTGTTGAGGAACACTGTGTCGCCCTCCTCGTTGGATGCGAACGCGCTACCAGCAACGCTGATGTCTTCAACCATAATGCGCATGGGGTGTGTTTCGAATGCGGTTCTTTGTGGTGTATCATTCATAGTTTTATTCCTTAATTTATATATCCATGGAACGGGGTAGCCCGTACTTCTGGCTGGTTTGGCTGATGGCCTGCTGTGATGTGTCCATCACCGATGCAATATCTTTCTGAGACATGCCCATACGCATCATACGATTGATCTGTTTGGCACGGGGTGACAGTGTATCTTTGGTTGAAGTCGCCATGCCATCTTTGATATCGACACCGCGTTGCTTGGCACTGGAAGTGTGATCGTTCTCTTTCTTTACCAACGCCTTCCACAATCTTGCATACATCTCTTCATATTCAACACTCATATTATCTTTCCTCCCTCTCTTAAATTCTTTACAAAGTTCTTTAGTTCTTCGCGCGCGGCAAACAGATCGTTCTGCGCTGCGGATGACGCGCCTCGCCGCCACCGCTCGTCTTGGTACTTGTCTACCTGTTGCCTCAAGAACTGTAGTTGTGACGCTTGGAACGCCGTTAAATCACTGTCAGTCATTAGTGCATGCTCTCCTTTGGTAATGCATTTTGATCCCCGTTTATTACGGTCAACATGCGGCCAATAGAAGTGAATGCAATCGCCATGTCTTTCTGATCCAAGTACATGGAGGCCAAGCTCATTAGGCTAGATGCAATCTCCTCAGAGTTTAAGTTGTTTGGCATCATTAGGTTTAAGTTATCAATCCAGCGACCCTTCTCATCAAGATCACCGTCAGGCACTTGTGCTTTTTGGTCGGTCCCGTCAAGGATCATGGCAACAGTCCAGTGCTTGTGCTTATGTTTAGCATCCTTCACCCAGTCTTGGACATCGGCCCATGTTTCTAGCATCATGTAGTCGCGGGAGGGAACGCATCGCGTGCTTGACCATGTTACTTGGTACATTACTTGTCTCCTTCTAAAAATATATCGTTGGCAATATTTAACGGCAACTCAACGGTGGTCACTCGAAAATCGCAATACAAACAGGTTCTTCGCCTTTTTACTGTCAAGAACCCGTAAGTCGTGTGCATTCGGCTGTCTTTTGCTTTCAACTTCTTCCTACAATCTGGGCAATGCGAGACTGAAATCATCTCTCCTCCCCGATGTTAATTTTCCCTGACCCGTTGCAATCTTCGCAGGCCAGCCATTCGACATACAATTCCCCTATGTCACGGCCAAAGGGTGCGGCCTTGCCCTCTCCGCCACATTGGCTACATTCTTTTTGTTTAGTTTCGTTAAGCGCGGCAAGCGCGGCGAAGTTATCGAACTGCTGTTTCAGCGGTTTGCCCAACGGTATTTCTTTCCACTTAGCCATTACCACTTACTCCCGAATATTTTTGAAAACACTTCGTCCAACAGACGATCCATATCTTTAGCTGTCATTGTTCATCCCTTATGTTTTTATATTTTCTAACCATCTTCCATACTTTAGCCCTGAGTTTTTTGTTTACCTGCTTCAGCAAATAAATCTCGGCCCAATGATTGTCCTCGCCAATCTCACTGAGAACATACTTGATCATCGAGTCCGCTACCCCATCCGCTAACATGTCAAAGGTAGCACCATCTTCGTACTCGTTCATCGTATTTAATATTAATTTTACCAGAGCATCCTTGCCCTGCTGGGCCTTCCGAGATGGTTGAGTCTCTTCATCCGTTAACATGCCGAGCACTCCTCACAGAGCGTGGCGTCCTCGCCCACGATTAACGTCACCCAGCCCTCGCACTCAGTACACAGGCGCTCGGTTTCTTCGGCGCCGTTGCACGTCTCGCAAGTCACAGTCTCGGTATCAATGAAGCCAATGTCACGGTTGAAGTTTTGCGGTCTCGGTAAACACCGGACCACGGTCCCATCTCCATGGCACTCGGGACACTCGTCCATGTACGGCGTCTCTTGCAACCGCATGAACTCTTCTTTCATACGTCCCATCACGCCACCTCCTTCTCAAAAAATGCGTCAATCCAATCGGCCTCGCCATAATCGCAGACCTCGTCTCCGCCATCGTTGCCCAGAACTATGAATGCCCAAGAAACTTTTTCGTCCTTATCAAAGAAGAACATGTGGCTTTCATCGACACCCTCACACGCATCAATAACTTCCTTGACGCTCGAGGAACGCACGACTGTGCACTCTCCATCTGGATCGCCATCATCAACAGATATAGTGAAACCCATTGTGTTGATCGCGTGTCGTGCCAGTGCTAAATGCTGTTTCATTATTCTTCCTCCCGAACTTCTGACACTTCATAATCTGCGCCATCTAAACTTTCCCATACTCCCAAGGCCAACACTTTGGCTGTGGCTTCTTCTTCGTTGTCTGCC